GATGTTCCAACCTCTCCAAATGCCATTTACTTTCCTGTCAGTGCTTTTATTTCGTCATCTGTCAAACCAAGATTTTTTAATTTAATTTTACCTGATGCCTGATTTGTTTCTTTGTCTGTTTTTGCTTGAGCAATTTGTTGTTTTTGTGTTTTTACTTCATCAGTAATATCAAAAGTTCCATCTTCTTTTTTTATCATTTCAGCACAAACACTATCGCTTACTTCTTCCCATCCTTCGACTGGTTGGTAAGAAATCATTTTAACTATATTATTTTCTATTAATGCGTATTTCATTTTATGCTACCTTCCAAATTAAAACATCTGTATATACATTTGTTCTACTGTCTGCTGTATCAATTCCAAAACCATTTCCAGAATTTGCTTTTTCTGTATAATGCCTTATTTCAAAAAGTTTTTGTGCAGAAATAGTAAATCTTCCTCTAACAAAAGACGGTGAATATCCTTGATTATTGTCATCACTAAAATTACTATGACCTAAGATAGTAACACTAGAATCACTTTGATTGTATAACATAGCTCTATTCATATCTGTTTGATACGCATAAGACCACGCATCAATAAAATAAGTTCCCGCAGGTAAAGTTATTCTATTAGAACCTAAACTAGCACCACTAATTTCATTAGTAACTACAGTATTTAAAACTTTTACATTGTCTGTAGTAGCACTAGCATCACCACCAGCCGAGCCTGTTGCTTTTTCATCTCTAACATGAAGCAGTTGTGATTCATATACACCTTGTATATGTGAAAAATCTATTCTTTTTATTGTACCTGCGTCTGATACTAAAAACTCATCTGTACTTGCGGGGGTCTCAGCTAAAGCATCATGTCCTGATATAACTGTGTTGTCAAAAGAATCTGCATTGACAGTTCCTGCTGCAGGACTAATTGTTCCTACTGCTTTTGCTTGATGTACTACATAAATATTATTTGTACCACTAGGAGGTGCGGCAGCAAATGTTAGTGTAGTGCCTGATAAACTGTATGCAGAGTTTGGGTCCTGTCTGACATTTTCTACAAAGACTTCTATGTCTAGTGTAGAACTTGGTGCAACATCTAATGTAAATGCTGTTGTACTAGCATTACCACTAAATCTTTTTCCTACTAAAGACTGAAACTGATTGGTTGTATCTATAGGTGTACCAACGTATGCCATTCTAGGTTATCTCCATAATTGATATAGCTATATCTGCAGCACCTGAAGCTGTTAACGAAAGTGTGTCAGTTGTTTCCATAACCACTTTGTTACCAGACAATAGTTCAAGTGTACCGCCTACAGGTATGGGTGCGTTAGTTACTAACTCAACTGTTTGGTTAGCTTCATCATTTGCACCTGCTCTGTTGGAAGTATCTGATGCTAAACTTACAGTTGCAGTAATCTGTGATGTTGTTGTATTACCTACCATGATTCCAAGAACTACGGTTGTTGTAGAACTGGCTACAGTATAAATAGTATCAGCACTTGTTACACCCGCTTTTGTCACTACTTTAAATGTATTTGCCATTTACCCTCCTATCCTAATGCTATTGCTAATGCTGTAGGATCTTCTTGAGAGAATCCTTGAGCTGTCATTAATGTTACTACTCTAGATAATGCTGCTTTACGGTTTGTGCCACCAGCACCATCATCTACTATTATTAAATCTGATGTCGTTAAATCTGCACCTATGTCAGATCCTCCATCAATTTCTAATGCTGTTAATGCTACTTTACCTGCTGTAGATATTGTAGCCAATTTTGTATCTGCAATCGCAGCACTTGATTTAATGTCTGCGTTTACAATGTTTGTAATTGTATTGTTATCTGAGTCAATAGATTTATTAGTTATAGTTTGTGTTCCTGTATCTGATAAAAGAGTTGCATCGCTGTTTCCTATTGTGCTACCACCTGGTAAAGTCAAAGTATTTGTAGCCGCTTGAGCGTGTGCTTGTGCAGTTAATGATTGAGCATGTGCGTTACCTGACTCACAATAAAATTTTAATATGGATGGCGAGCCACTGTTTGTTTTAAAATCTATAACTCCGCCCTCAACTGTTAAATCATCTCCGACACTCACATCACCTGTGACTGTCACAGAATCAACATAAGCATCTTTAAATCTTACAGAGTTAGTTCCTAAATCAACATCACTATCTGTTTGTGGACCAAATACTCCATCGGACACAAATACTTGTTCAGCGTTTGCAGCGTAGAAATGTATCTCGTCTGCTGTTTCAAAATCTATTTTTGTTTGATCATCTTCACCAATTTTAACATCGGTTGCTAAAATTGATGTAATGTTTGTTTGTGCTGCAGCTAATGACGCTGCTCCGTTTGTGGCTATGCTAAGATCACCGGATATAACCACAGGATTAAAGTTTGAACCGTCAGCAATAAGGGCTGCACCGCTAGTGTTGGTATTCATGGTGACATCATCACCTGTAATTGTTAGATCACCAGTAACGGTTAAATTACGTCCAACAGTTACATCATTGTTAGAATCTTCAAAAATTAATTTACTTGCGGGTATTGTGCAAAATACGTCTTTTGTTCCTGAGGCAAAATCAACAGCACTATCACTATTAGAGCTAGATATAACAGTGGTTCTAGTTAAGGTAGAACTATCGCCATTTAAAGTTCCTAGGCCGACTTCAAACTCAGCTTGATCTTGATGTGCAATACAATAATAAACTGTGTTTGAGTTACCAATACCAGCAGCAAAAGTTTCAAAACCTGTTACTGCACCGCCTAAAGATACAGCACCTGTGCCTGTTGTTGTTGTGGTTTCTTTTACTCTGTCGTTAATTACTAACGCCATTTAAATTCTCCTATGCTAATCTTAATATAGCGTTACTAGCGTCAGCGGTAGGAAACTGAATAGTGAAAGTTCCACTGGTAGATGTTTTATCTCCACCAAAATCTAAAACAGCCACAGCTTTATTTGATTGAGAGCTATTATAAATTAAAGCTCCTCTTGCTGTAATTGTTGCCGATGTAAAAGATATATCAGCAAAATCGCAGATAGCAGTTGTTCCAGAAGTTGTAGGTGTAACACTTGTTAGAGATCCACCACCTGAACTATAAGTTCCTGAGTCAGATACTTCGTTTGAAGTGCTAAACGCAGTTGTGCTTGCACCTAATGAAGCACTACTCGTATATAAAGCTATCTTAAAAGTATCACCTGAACTCGCTGTAAAGTTGTGTGTTCCTACTAATAACTCTTGTTTAAAACTTGTACAAACAGCTTGACTTATTGCCATGTTTTATTCTCCTATGGGTTTTTAGATTGCAAAGGAGTTCTAAGAGCCCCATGCATATATTCATCTCTTCGGTGTCTTCCTTGTTGTTCTATGACTAACTCTTGAAGAGCACGTTGGTATGATTGTTCATAAATTTGCAGCATTTGAGCTGGTCCCTTCAAAAATTTGAAGGCTTCTGCAAGACATCCGTAAAGTAATAATGCTGGTGCATTATCACCTAACCATGAGGTACTATTTGAACTAGACAGTCTTGTTGGTAATCTAGTTATACCTAATTCTACGTTAT